CGTTCATTTAAGGTCCTCCTTTGGGTTGAGTGGCTTGGAAGTATCGTACTCCGAGAGTCGTTTCCCGTCAAGGGATATGTCTAGATCCATGTCATAAGCCGCGCAGGTATCGATAACGGTTTGGCCGATTTCAATCCAAGCACGCTTTACGACGTCGGGTGTCCACTCGTAAGTTGACTTTGTCGTGCAGTTCTCCAAGAGCTGAAGCTGCTTAACAAGTTTCTCCACGCGAGGCGGAAACATGCGAGCAAAACGATCTCGCTTCTCTTCAGACGATTGTGGCATTAATTTTTCTCCTTGATGTGTGTGGGCAATTCGTAGGAACGACGAATAGCTAAGACCAGTTTATAGGCACTAGACCATTCCTTTCTGGCTTGGACAGCACTCTCGTGATCGAACCCTTGACTCTTGACGAGCGCAAGTTCTTTCTCGCCAAGGGCTGTCAACCATCCTCGCCGATCAGATATCAAAATGCACCTCGTAGTCTAAAGCATCACCTGCCGAACGAGGGCCAATGTAAATAATTGATTTACATGCCGGGATCTTTTTAACTTGCTTGTAGGCAGTGTAACTGTCAACTGCGTCAACAGAAGTTTCAATGATCTCGCCTGTGGCGTTTTGGTATTTGACAATGTAGTTGTCAGGAACTTCGTAGACTAGGCCTTCGGGTCGATTAATCATGATGTTCAGGAGTTAGGGGTAGCGTGATTTGCCTGGATCAAGTCACCAGGAAGAATGTCGAGTAGTTCAAGAATATACTTGTCGCCTTCAGCGTCCCATCGGCCCAGGTCGACTGTTATGTCGCACTTTAAGTGGTCGCTGTATACGTCGAAGACGAGCTGTTCATCGGGATCGAGCTTGCGAAGCCCTTGGATTACTCGACTGTTGAACGAGAGGTCCAGGGCTAAATTAACAAGGGTCATTTGGTACCTTTGGCTGACTACCCTGTAAAGATAACAGCTAAAAGGTGTTCTGTCAAGAGGCTTCTCTAATGGGACATGGATTGATTAATGGTCTGCAGTACAGGATACCATCATTCGCTTGTCTTGATAAGCCACAGCGTCAGGCATATCACCATGTAAACGCCTGCTAGACAGAAGAAAGGACTGAGCATAGGAACAGAGGGCAACACTATAACTTACAGGCTTGTCTTGTCAGCATCCGTAAACTTAGTCACGCTTTACGGGCGGCTTAGAAGGCCTTGGGGTACTAGTTCTTGACGCACCCGAGCCTCCGACGAGAAGACTGAGTGTCGTTGCGATCATTACGTTAAAAACCTGTTCGATGCGTTCGGCTGCCTCGTCGCAGCGGTTAAGATTCTCGCACTTCAAGGCCCCGTAACTCATAAAAATAACCTGGCTAGCGAAGATGCCGGCCAGGATTTTGAGAAGAAAGGAGGAGTTTGTAGGATGCATATCCTATTTTGCCGGCAACTTATGCCGTATAACTATGCCCGCGGTAGATAAACTCACCATGTACGACCTTTTTAGGGGCAGACTGGTAGGGTACGCCGCGATACGCCTTAGCGTTCGTGTATTGTGCTGCCAAAAGCGCGAAACGCTTCTGAAGCTTCTTCTGCTCGATGTGCAGGGTGTTCATGGGAGAATGCTCCACAGTGTTCAGGTCCCCGTTGCTTGGCCTGAATCGATCTGCAGTCCCGTAGGACTCAACGTTACTCTATTCTACCATGGTTTTAGTAGCCGTTGATACTGAACTGTATAGCAGAGATACCAAAAAAGGGGCCGAAGCCCCAAAATTGAGTAATTATACTTAAGAGATTTAAAGTCTATAGCTCATCTTCTAAAAGTGAACGTAACTCGCCGAAGCGTTTTTCAGTGTGCTTGAGTCCCAGGAAATCGTCGTAAGGAACCTCAATTGTGGTAAACCGGTTACCACAGTTCACACACTCGCGGCGGCGACGTTGATAACGGTATTGCTGCCTGGACTCTAGGACCTTGGAAGATTGGGATTGGCAGTTAGTACAGATCATGTAAAGACCATGTCGTTAGGATGGGCAAGCATCTCGAGGACGGAGTTAGCTTTGTCGAAAGGCTTAGAAGCCTCGCCTTTGCCAAGGTGGCAGGAGCCATCTTCTCTGAGGAAGACACGAATGTTCTGGGGGAGGAAATGAGCATCACCCAAGGCGTCAAGAAGGCCATTCAGGCGCTCTCTAGTTGTGCGGCTAGGGCGTCCGAGTGAATCATAGAAGTCACCCGCTCTTATAACCAAGCCTGAAACAACTGTTGGCTTCGAGGAGCTAAAGATTAACTCCAGGATCAACTTATCGAAGAGGCAGAACTTGACAGTTGAGCGAGGGCATTTAGTACACGAGTGGAAAGACACCCTAGTGTTGCCAGCTTCCTCTGCCTGAAAACTCTCAGGACCAATGGTAAGGAACTGATGAAGCTTGTCAACTGCGAACTGGGTGAGTTGTCTGTTAGAGCGGGTCATTGGATGCCTCCTTGGTTGATGGGTTAATTATAAGGGTAATTGGCCGGCTTGTCAATCCTTGTCCAATTCTTTCAGGGCGTCGACTAGGTAAGGATTACGCACGTCGGCATAGGGATACTCTTTCTGGTACTTCCGCGCATAGTATTCGACATGATCGGGAGTCCTTAGCATTTGAACCACTTGATCTCGAACCCACCTAGACCTATTGCAGTCAAGGCAAGTGAGCTGCAATTGAGCCGCCAAGTAGTTGCAGGTGCTTTGCATGTCGTCCAGAGAGTCAGGGGTCATCGTTTTTCTCCTCTTCAGGTGGATAAAGGTTTGCGATTGTTTCGTAGTAGCCAGGCGGTTCTAGCTCTGGCCTTTCCTTGAATATAGCTGCCCAGTCAATACCTCTAATCTGCTTTTTCTTGTTGGTCATGATCCCCTCCGGGGTGAATACCACCAGCGCTTGGATTCTTTGGGAAGTCGCCGGTCAAAAAGTGTGAGAGTTTGCGTCCAAGCAAAGCCAGTAGAATCCGTGGCGGTAACAGCGTAAGCAGGGCAACGAGAAGCAGCCAAGTCAGGAACAAACCTGCGGCCAACTCTTCTCCAGGATGGTTGCTTGCCACGCCACTGAAGGGAGCAAGATGGCCATGGGAGCTGCTCTCGGTCGTAGAGAATGCAGACAGGTCCTTGGACTTCGTAAACGAAAGATCCGCCATGGCTACGAATCTTTTTGCCGTGATCTAGACAATGACCACCTCCTTGCTGCGTCAATGAGTCTTGGGGGGAATACCGCATGTTCAGGCTGCATCAGAAGAACCGCAAGGCACGACCTGACCATTAACAAAAGCAAATGCTTCAACAATCGCGTCCGCAAAGGCGTCTGCATACTCGGCAACTTCAGCAATGGAGTCAAACTGCATCTCAATAACTTCCGAGCCGCCATCAACAAACTCTTGCCTGCGCTCAGGATGAAAGCGAAAACGGGCAACGATAGGAGTTACTGTGTTCATAAAGGGTGACCTCTTGATTGAGTACATAACCAATATACCCACAAAAAAGCCGAGGTGTCAAGCCCCGGCCTCTAGGTATGTCTGCTGATCTTATTTCGCCTCTCTCGCAGCCTTCTCCGTGTTGCTCTGCTCTTCTTTGGCCTGCTTGTTGGCGGAAGACTGACCACTGGCTGGCTCATCACCTTGCCCTGGCTGGCTAGGAGCTTGTTCTTGGAACTTGTTAGCACGCTTCAAGTCTTCCCCTAGCTTCTGCTCAGACTCCTCATGCTGTAGCTCATGCTCGGCCTCTTTGTCTTCTTCAATGCGTTCCATCTCGTCATCGATCTGAAGATCAGGGTCAAGCACTCCACCGCGCTGAAGCTCCTCAAGCACTGTTTTCTTGGACAACAAGTCATTGGTGTAGAGGTTGACTAACTGGGCCATCTCAGAAGCACCCATGGGCTTATTAATCAGCGAATCATTGACCGCCAATCCTGACTCCATAGTAATGCTGGACTGCTCGCCGGAGTACCAGGCCCATAGACGCATGATGACGCCAAACATCGCGCTCTTGTTGCGGATTAGCGCAGATACACTGGACGCCACCTGAGAGGCTCTCAGAGAAGCCTCCGTAGCGGTCTTAACGTTGGCGCCATAAAGAAAGTTAAGAGAGCTTCGGTCCATCAGCTCTTCGACGTGCTTAATCTCCTCTTGGTGGCGTTCTAAGGATTTTCCGGTGGGCTCTGCGAAGGAGAAGTCACCCCCTTCAGCGCTGAGGTCAACCGCAGTATTAGGGCCAAGCACCAAAGGAGCGGGATTGCCATCAAGTCCGATAGGAGCACCTTTACGAACAGGGACGGGCATGGCGCATTTGTGGAGCAGTTCCTGCAGGTCGCTACGCATTTGGAAGTGCTGAATACTGAGATCCGCCAGGCCATCCATCGGGAGATCACCTTGGGCAAAACGGGACGTTGTGGCTCCATACCAAACAATGGGAACGACGGGAAGTGATGTGTTTATTTCGTCAATCTTTTGCTGCTCAAACCTACGAGCGGCGGTCTTGACTAGGCGGTACATCTCCACCTTTCCAGGGGTCATTACGTAGTAGATAGGCTCCACCTTGCTGCCATAAGCACCTTCTTCAGCCGGCATGCTGCGAAGCTGGCGGACAGTTACCTGGGAGACCCTCTCGATACCGCGGTCGTAGGAGACCTGCCAGTTGATTACGTCAGAGCGCTTGATATTCAACAGATAAGGGTGTCGCCCATCACGCTGTTGATCAAAGAAGTTATCAGCACCACTGTCAGGCATCATGTCGACCATGACGTATGTGCCGCCATCGCGAAGAGCCTGCTCGTCGCAAGCCGTCAAGAAGCTCTGAATGCTAGAGCCTTGCATGTCCACATTGGCCTGGTTGCTCTCAAGGCTAGGGGGAGCTTGAACCAAGTTAAACCGACCCAATAGGCCAGCATAAGATCGGATTGCGTCCCGATAGATGGGTGCATAAGTAGACCTGTCTAGGCGACAGTCGTAAGCACTTTGGGGCTCAGCGGGCTCCCGGTGCAGATACTTTGACTTGGACAAACCTAGACCTCCCGCATTCAGCAAGGTCCAACAGTCGTAGGCTTGCTCAAGCTGAGGCAAGAGAGCTACTAACTCGGGTCGGTGGTAACTGACCAGAGCTGGATCGTTATGAGGATGGGAAATTCCGTGAGACATGGCAATCGCTGCGATGGTGGGCGTCGCGCCCTGAATGGTATCAGTAAGCCCGCATCTCGCTGACTATCTCTATAGAATGCCTTTCCGCAAAAAAGGGGCTAAAAGCCCCCTCCCTGTTTCTTTGGTTTGTTTAAAACTTCAATCGGCAGTCGGTTCAAGCTCCATAGATAGACCGCCTGGTCCCAGTTGTCTACCACTTGGCCCCCGACGCGGTAGATATTCCTGTCGTAGGGCTCGTCACTCGTCTGAGTAAATGTTTTCATCCCTTGGACTCCTCAGCGCCAGTAGCTCCTTGGTACCGTCCGGTGACAGCGTAGGAGCGCATCGGCACTGCGTCCACCTTTGCAAAGCGCAATTGTCCGATCCTCATGCCAGCTTTAAGAGGGAGTTCGGCGAACCTTCGGGAGTTGTGAAGCTCCAGGGTAACCCTGCCGTTGAAGCCCGGATCAATGTACGCTGCGAGCTGATGGCCGTAGCCTTCGCGGCCTCTGCTTGACTTGAGCTGGAACACGCACTCCATGTTGTTTGGGATGCGAACGTACTGCTCAGTACAAGCAAGAACGAAAGCACCAGGAGGCATCCAAAACGGCTCACTGCTGCAATTGATCTCGGTAAAATGGCCATTGTCATTCTCCACTAAGATAGATGAACCTAAGGTTACATCATAAGAGGCTGGATTGACAAGGGCTGAAAGGAAGGGCTCGACTAGCCCCATGTCGCGGCTGAGTTGTCTGATCTGGTGGTCAACGATGGTCGCCATGCTGTCTCCTTAAACGTGAGTAGTTGTTCCAGTTCTCCTGAACCAGATTGATAGCAAATGATGGGATCCGAGTAGCTTTTGTCGGATGATCATACTTGTCGTATTCCTTACGGAAGGCCCGGTAGGCCTCCCGCACCTGATCGGGCCCTGACATCATTTGCCCTCCCTTTCGTCGGCATCCGCCTTAGCGATGCAACTTGCATTGGTGCAACCCGCCACCGACTCGATTGACCAGTCAGAGCTGTCAAACTTGTTGAGAATGTCAAGGAATTTAACTTCTGAGTCCTGCAGGATGTCTTGCATAGACATCAGGCTGTCGTACTTGTCCTTGGAGATGGGCTCAAAGGGCAGACGAGGGAATGTAGCGTTGGCGTCAAACCGTGCCAGCAGAGCGGCGGAGATGTATCCGTCGTCATTCTGGATGTTTTCGTGCAGCAATTCGCTAAACTCGTCGATCTCGTGCTCGCGGAACTCGATAGTCGCGGAGGTGTTGTGGTCAGTGTAATGGCGCTGAACTTGCATGTACAGGCCGTACTGAGCTGCCGCAGAGAGTTGAGACAGGTCGAAGTCGTCACAACCAGGGATGTTAGCCCAGCTCACCTCGGTAGGAATTTCAACCAAGACTTCTTGGACGCGGGGATCCGTAATGTCATCAAGGAGATTTCCTTCTTCATCCCGTGCTGACTGGGCTGGGATGACGCTGTAGCCGTGCTCGATAAGGGCTGGTACCAGAGGATCATTGACTCCGAGGGTGATACGACGAATAAAGCGCTGTGATTTAGGTGGGTGCCAACCAGAAGAGGCGCCAGTCAAGAGTGACTTAGTGCCGGCAGGTTGGACGGTGGTGATCCTGTTAGGGACACGGATACCGTGCTTCTCGCAATAGGCCTTGACACCTTTGTGAGCAGCGGTACGCCAACGACGAAGGAAATGCGCCTCCATGCTTACGTACATATCAGTGGCCCGGCGGCCTTTGCGGCCTTCCATCATCCACTTCAGCCAGTCATAGCCACCAGCGTGGACCATGAAGTCGAAGAGTCCTGTAAAGCTAACTCCAACAATCGGATCGATCTCACGACTGTAGCGATAGCGCTCATGGACAAACTCATGCTGAAGCAATGCCGCGACTTGAAGTCCAGCCGCATAGAAAGCGGTGTCCTGAGCTTCGTAGTCTCCGGGGTCAATGGTGTTCAGGTGAACCTCTGCAAGGTTGCAGTGGAAGTCACGCCCGATAATTTCGCCACAAGGATTCAGTCCGTAGCGGTCCATACGGTGGTCCAACTCGCGTTGATCCAGCTCGTAACCAATCTCATTGGCGCACTTCTTCAGGAATGCCTCAGCCGCACCGCGACCGACCTGAGTGTATGCATTCAGGAAAGAGCGCTTGCCGTTCTTGATAGGTGACAGCAGATCAGCGTTAGCGCGTGCCACGGACTCGGGGACGTACTGAATAGCACCTTCTCCGGAGTTAAACTGCATGCGCACAGCCTCCTTGATCTCTTCAAGAGAGGGTTTGGAGTGATAACAGCGAGTATGGTTAGCCATGCGAAGGGCTTCCTTCTTTGGATCCACGCGCCAGTTACCTTCCCCGTCCTGGGAGTACAAGCCAAGCTTTGCCACGGCAGCTTCTTTATCATCCGCGGCGAATTGACGCATGCCAGCACTGCGCCGGATATTGCCAGCTACGATGCAGGCTGCGGCTTCGTCGATCAACAAACATGCCTCAACACTTGTCAGTTGACGGCCGTTAGCACTATTGAGCAGGTCTACAACCTTGCGAAACATGGTCTCAAGCTTGATAGGGTTGGAAGTACCGCCAAAACCCTTCAATCGCTCACCTGCGGGACGAACGTTGCCCAAGTTCAGGTGAATGCGGACAAGGCCTGAGTGATGTTTCAGCCCTTCGCCGTGAGCCCAGTTGATCAGAGTCTGATAAGCGTCCTGCCAGCCCTTACGAGAGTCGCCGACTTTCAAGGTAACAGCGCCTGATGGCAGCAGGTCGTCAAAAGTGGTGTAAGGAATACGCTCGGAATTAGCTCCAACAGGGCAGACGGAGACAATCTCCAGCCTGTTTACAACGTCGGGAAGGTTGGAGATGACGTCGCTCTCAAGAATGGCGCCGGTACCTGACCCTTGCATAGCCAAGTCGACCATCAAACCGAAGGCTTCTAGGTCTTCGATATGAGTGCTAGTGCAATTGTAATAGCCAGAAAAGTTCTCCTGGCGCTTGCCCCAGTCAGTTCCCGCAACCCAAAAGGCGCGGCCGGATGGAAAAGCTCGCTGTGCAAGTGCCTGTTCTTTCACGACAGCATGCTCTTCGGCAGTAAACTTGCCAATCCGAGCAAGATCGTCAACCGTCCGGGTCATTGCTTCGGCGAAATTCTCCCTTCTACCGTCATCCTTTCGGCGGCTATAGGTGCGATAAAACACTGTTTCCGCTGACGGTGCTTGTGGTCGAAATTCGTTCATAGGTTCAGAAATGCGTAGGGGTAGATTGCCTAATCAGTATACAGAGAAACCCCCTGGAAGGGGGCTCGCTCTCAAGGATTTGTAACTAAATCAAGGAACCATCAAAGCGTTGATGACAAGGCATCCTGGGTACTGCTCTTTCGTCAGCTCGATAGCACGTTCCATGGTGACACAAAGGTGCAGTACGTGACGAGGAGTGGACTCGGACATGCGCTTGAATGTGACGTCGAATGCGTGTGACATAGTTCAGGTTCAAGAGAGAGGGTTCTTAAGAGTAGCACCGGACACTCTGGTCCAGTAGCCCGATTCGTCGCTCGTGTCAAAATCACGGGCTGCTTCGTATCCGTCATAGGCTGAAACGGTGAATTGCTTCATCCAGTCGCCAGTGCGGTAGCGGGCCAACAGTACATAGTCGGCCTTGGAGCGATTGATGCGCTTGAACAGAAAGTTAAACATCGATTAGTCCTCGTAGGTAAGGCATTCGGGGGCAGACGGATTAAAGGAGCATAGGCGATCAAAGAAGCTGTTTGGTGATTTCAGCCACTTATCTTGCTGTGCTCCCAGCGCTGAGCTGTCAGACTCGAAAGGAAAGTCGTCAGTGTAGTCAAGGTGACCGCAAGGCGCTTTGCACTTACAGCCTTCACATGGTTTAGAACAAGCCATAAATAACTCCTGATAGCGTTGAGTGATCAGGTCAAGGAAGCTCATTTCTTTCCTTGGCCGCGGTAGGGCTTTTTGCCGGAACCGTTTTTGAAAGAGCCGCGCTTGCGAAGGCCGTTGCCTTGGCTTGTGCGCTTCTTGGGCCCAGCGGTGTGGTCGTTGGACTGGGAATACATTGCCATAGAACTGAAGCGGGTTTACTTGATAATTGTAGCAGATCAGGGGTGTTCCCGATCCCACAGGTTCGTAAATTGAAACTTTCCAGGAGTTGGATAACCTGCTTCCTTTGCCAGCTTCGACAGAGCCTTGTGCATCCTCCAGGCCATGTACTTCATCCTGTAGTTGATGTAGAAGATTTGCAGCTTAAGACTAGCGGCCGTCAAGATCCGTGTTGTCAGTTCTGGCTCGATAGCAAATGCAGCCAGCAGCAAGCACAGCGTCAGGTAGGTTCCGTACATAAAATCACCAATCAGGGTTGTGAAACACGTGATGCAGAACGTGATCCTTGGGAATCAGCTCTGAAGCGTGCATAGTGGCATCAGACAAAGACCTTGCATAAAGATCAAGGTTGAAGTCTTGAAGGTTGGGAGAGCGGTACACCGCCCTATAGAGTTTGATGACTTCCATAGTTGTCGTGTTCGGGGGTACTCTGCAATTATGGCAGATCACCTCCAGGTTGCCAAGAAGTCTTAATGCTCTGTAACAATTGAGCAACTTCTTGCCTGGAGATGGAGGCTCGATTGCCTCCGTAGCCATCGTAGTAACCGCGGCCATGGCGGTATTCCACGCAAGCCCATTCGCGGGCAAGAGCGTCTACAGCGGCTCCGACATTGTTGTGGCTGCCTTGTAGGTAGGCGATGATTGTAGGGCGCTTGTAAAGCACTAGAGCAGCCATCAGGCGGTCCTGGACTTCGGGAGTGAAGTTGTCTGACCATGAGACGGAGGAGCTGTCAACAGCAAACCTCAAGGTGACGGGGATGAACTGATAGCGGCCAACGGCATAAAGCCAGCCTGATTGCATTGAAGCAACCCTGGAGAGGCTGAATCCACTAAAAGAGCTGCCGGTTAACCCATCAATCCCTTGAGGAGTGTCGCCGGCCCATCCCCTGTTTACTGAGTTGTAGTTGCCTTCACCTCTTGCCAGCAGATCGGCCAGAGGCTTGAGCTGTTCATGCATAGGAGCGGCCACGGTGACCTCCTTAGCAGCAAGCTCAGCAACTGAAGACAAAGAAGCCCCCGAACCGCCGAGCATTGAAGCCAGCAGAGCGGGAGCAAATAGTTGACGAAATGTCATGAATTAAAGTTCTCGAAGATACTTTGCTAGCTCAAGGAACCCTCCAATAGGTTCTCCGTCAAGCTCGATATAAGGTACCGTCGGCCACAATTCACTCTTTTCGTTGAGTTCCACGTACTGAATCTCGCTGAGGTCGAGTAGTTTCTTGGCATAGCCACACCACTTGCAGTCAGGCAGTGTGTTGATGATCGCAGTTGGTTTCATTGAAGAGACTCCGTAGATTTGAGCTTGGACTGTGGAAAAGAGTAGCACCCCCTTCCGGCGACCCACTCTTTCCAGTATTCGGGCTTCATTGCCTCGACGGCTTTGATCCACCCGTGAATTCTAGTCGGTGAATTCGGCTCACAGGTTACCAGGACAAGGGTTTTGTCAGGATCTTCATCTTTCTGCACAAGTAAGTCGTAATTATGCTTAGACCTAGTCTTGACATCAATCCATCCCGGTAAATCCGTGCTACCTCTGACTGGTACTCCGTCCTGATACAGGGCATCAATAGAATTGATCATCAAGGCTACGGCGTATTCGCCAGCGCATCCCAGTTTATGCCAAAGAAGGGCCTTTTGGCCCCTCTCTGCTCCACCGTTCCTGCCGCGCCTGCCATCTCTTTCGTTGACGGTCTGCCTGCGCACGGCTTCCTTGAGGATAGCTTCCCGCTGAGCGGGGGTGAAGTTGATTTCAATCATTAAACCACCACTCGAACCAGCGTCTGAGGCTCGCTGAAAGCTTCATGTGCTTTATCAGCACTTCTTGCGTTGTACTCGGCAAGCTTAGAAATGATTTCATAGCCTTCAACGTCGTCCACGCGCTGCAGGTCGGCTTTAAAGCCATCAAGGCCTTGAGGTGTGACCACGTGGATGTTCTGCGCCGCTTTCGACACAAAGCCCAGTGCCTCCTCAGAATAGGCGTTAGAACCCACGAGACTGGCATTTCGAGACACATAGTCAGAAACGACCGTAGCATGGATGTGACCGCAAAGGATGTGAGTGATGTTGATACCCTTGGCTGCATACTTACCAATCATCGCCTGGCACTTCTTTTGGTCTGTGGCGTTGATCTGATGACCATGGATACCCAGGAACGTCTCGTTGTGGATCTTGAACACAACGTCGTTGGCCTGGAACTCATGGAATCGCATTCCTTTGTCGCCAGTGGTTTCAAAGAGAGCGCTTAGCATATTGTAAATAGTGAAGTCGTAGCTGTCAGTCGCCACCACGTCCACCCAGCCCAATCCTTCTTTGGCCCGAGATTCATTCCCGGTGACGCCGAAGCAGTCGACAAAGAAATCAGCACGAAGATCCATCAAGAACTGCTTATACAGATGTACAGCCAGAACGGTCGCACGGGCGCGATTGGTGCTCATTGCCAGCAGCTCGTCCAAACGCCGATCACTGTTCATCAAGTCGCCACCGAAGAACACTACAACCTTCTCGGCTCCGTAAGCACTGCCTAGGAGTTTAGTCTTCTGCGCTAGGAGCTGCAAGCGTTTAGCCGCAACTTCAAAGTCAAAGCGATTTGTGGGCAGGTTGACTAACTCGTTGAAGTGGTTGTCGCTTAAATGGACAACTAAAGTAGCAGTAGCAGGATCATAGGGTCCAGTACGGCGAGGGCAAGAAGAAAGAGCAACGCTAGAATCACGCAGCTCCTCAAGTATGCAGGCGCTGTAGGAAGCGACGGCGTTCTCGATTCGGGAGTATTCACGAAAAGACTTGCGCTCAATGCGCTGAAGATCTTGAAGTTTTTGATTCGTTTTAGCAAGGCGAACAGTCTCCGTGAGAAGCTCGAGGTCGGGCTCCTGTGCGTTGATCTCCGTCTTGATGTAGGAGCGAAGTTGATTTGGCTTGGCCAGGTAAGGATGAATCTCGTGCAAAGCAGTAGCAGCTCCCAAGTAGGAACCGTGTTCTGCATAAAGCTCGAGGACTTCCTCACGCAAATGGCTGATCGGTGTCAGATTCATGAGGGGGGTGCAGTACTTCATTTTCCATTATATCGCGGATATGCGCGATTACGGAGGGTTCGTCATCAATGATGACATTTGGTCTGACCAAGGTCCGAAGCTGATTCATGTAATGAGGCTCAGCTACGGCCACAACAGCCATAACACTGTGTGGGGTCAGATCTACCGTGGAGCACTGTTCCAGCTCCAGGAGGCGCTGTGAGAGCCATCTCAGGGCGGGATTGTCCACTCTTGCCAGCAGATCGCGTAGAGGATCGCGCTGACCTGGGCGGTGAACAAATATTCGCAGCATTCTACGCTCGGCGGCCGTGCGAGACGCGAAGATGTCACGAGGCTTCCAGGCATGAAGAGAAGATGTATGCGCAGCACC